TACAAGATGGTTCTGCAAGGGTAACAACTTGGGACTCTATTGAGCCTACTTCTCTGTACTCTAGACGCAATGGTGACTTGCTGATTGGCAAGAATGGTTATGTTGGCAAGTATGGTACTTATCTAGACCATGCTACGACATACCGTATGCAGTACTTCACTAACTACGCAAACCTTAATGAGACAGAGGTTACATCTGTTCTCAAGAGGATTTCGGTTGTTGTGATTGGTGGCTCTAATCAAGGTTTTATCATCAAGTGGGGCTACGACTTCTCTGGTCAGTACTATTCGGCAACATTGGACATTCCTGTTACTACTGTTGCTGAGTATGGAACGGCAGAGTATGGTGCTAATGGTGTTCCTGTTGCTTACTATTCTGCTGGCATTCAGTTGAGTACGTTGACTGCACCAGCATCAGGGTTTGGTAATGTTGTGCAGACTGGATATGAAGTGCAGATCAATGGTTCGCCAATCAGCATTCAAAAGATTGAGATTCAAGCCAAAGATGGCAAAACGGTTTAAGGAGATACAGTGAGTAATTACACAAAAACCACGAATTTCGCCGCTAAAGATGCTTTGGCTTCTGGCAATGCGGGTAAGGTTGTCAAGGGTTCTGAGATTGACACTGAATTTACAAACATTCAGACTGCCATTGCAACCAAGGCTGATGGTACTTTTACGAACTTCTCGTTTGTAGAGACATCTAACGTCTTGTATATCTATAACTCATCTACTGCTGTTGCAAAGATTGATGCTAGTGGTAATTTGACTGTGTTGGGCAACGTGATTGCCAACGGCACTATTTAAGGAGAAGAACAATGGCAACAGCACAACAAGTCGCAGAAACAAAACAAATGGTTCGACAAGCCATGCAAGAGGAGGGCGTTAGCCCTGAAACCTTGATTAGCATTGGCAAGTTGGCTGAACGTGTTTTGCAAGACAAGTCTTTGTATCCACAACTATTGCAAGCCATTATTGATAGCGACTTGGCTGAAGAAGAAGATTTGGAAACAGAGATTGACTATGAACTTATTGGTGTTTTTGCCACTCTTGGCGAGATGGCAAGGCAAATGATTGCCTCTGGCGAATTGGGAGCTTGACATGGCAAATTGGAAAAAATTTAAAAAGTTTCTTAAGAAGGTAGCAAAGCCTGTTGCGGCTATTGCAGCCATTGTTTACCCTCCACTCATTCCTCTGATTGGTTCTTCTCTTGGAGCTACTGGTGCGGCTGCTTCTGTTGTTGGTGCGGCGGCTCTCAGTGGTGGTGCAAGCGCACTTGCTGGTGATAAACCAAAAGATATTCTGAAGAATGCGGTACTTGCAGGTGGAACTGCTGGAATTATTCAAGCTGTGTCTCCAACTGCATTTGATAAAGGATTGTTAAGTGGAGGTGGTGCGACTGCTCCTGCGGCCAGTAGTTCATCAGGAACTGGATTGCTATCTACTGGTGCTAGTTCTGGAACAGGATTGACTCTTGGAAGTGGTGGAGTAACTGGTTTAACTTCTGGTGGCGGCACTCTTGGAATGACTGCTGGCTCTGCTGGTGCATCAACTATTGGCGGCTCTCTTGGTGTTGAGTTGGCTGGTATTAGTACAGGAGTTGGTGCTGCTGGCGCATTGTCTGGCGCAGAAAGTGCTGTTGGCGCAATGTCTCCAGTTGATTATTCTTTGACAAGCGGTTCATCTGCCGCATCAAATGTTGTTAAAGATATTGCATCTAAGGGCTTGGTTGGAGATGTGCTCAAAAAAGCATCTGAAATCACGGGTTTGAGTGAAGATGTTTTAGGTAAACTTGGTTCTGCTGCTGTGCAAACATTGCTTAGTAGTGCTGGCGCAAACAAGATTGCCGACAAAGCAACTGATGCGGCCAAGATACAAGCAGATGCAATAATTGAGGCGGCAAAAATTGCGGCAGATGCGGCTAAGTTCCGTCCTGTTGGCGTTACCACTCGATTTGGAACATCTAACTTTGGTTACGATGCAGAAGGTAATCTCACAACTGCTGGTTATACGGCTAGTGATGAAATCAAAGCCTATCAGGATAGACTCAAAGTTCTTGCCGATCAAGGATTGCTTGATGCTGAAAGCGCAAGAGCCGCATATGCTCCTTTGACTGGTGCTGCAAAAAGTTTGTTTACTCTTGGTGAGAGTTACCTTGCTAAGTCTCCAGAAGCTGTTGCGGCTGACTACATCTCTAAACAACAAGCATTGATTAGTCCTAGCCGACAAACTCAATTAGCTGAGTTGCAAAACAAGTTGTTCCAACAAGGTCGTGGTGGTGCTGCTGTTTCCCAAGGTGGAAACTTGATGGCTACAAGCCCTGAGTATGCCGCTTACTACAACGCTATTGCACAACAAGATTTAGCTCTTGCTGCTAGAGCAGACCAAGAAGCTAGAGATCGGATTAGTTTTGGTGCTGGATTGTTTGACACTGGTGCTAATTTGCAAGGTCGTTACTACACTGGTCAAACTGGCGCTTATGCTCCATTTGCTACTGCTATGGATACATCCGCAGGACTTGAGGGACTTGCAGAGCGACCATTAACTCTTGGCACTTCAATTGGCGCTAAGACTACTGCTGGAACGGCAGAGGCTGGTAGATTGTTAAGTGGTGGCATTACAAGTGCTGCGGCTACTATGGCTCCAAGTAATGCGTTTAGCCCAAGCGGTGAAGCTTTGTCTACTTTTGGTCAAAGCCCAGAGTTCAAAAGTGCTCTGAACAGTATATTTGGTGTAGGCTCTCCAGAAAAGACATATACAGCGGCTGAAGTTTTGAAACTGTTTGGAACATAAGGGGTAAGACATGGCAAGCGACATCTTAGGATTGTTTACAAATCCACAACAGTATTTAGCGGCACAAGATGCCTCTATGCAACAGCAGTTTGCTCGTAACGCTGAAATGGCTCCTTTAAATCGAGCCAGAATGTTGTATCAGCAAGCTGGTTATCAGGCTGGTCAAGGTATTGGTGGTGCTTTAGGTGGTGTTGACCCACAGTTAGACATGATTAGCAAACGTAATGTCTTGCTTAGTCAGTTAAACCCTAATGACCCTGCTTCATACATGAAGGTAGCTCAAGTCGCTGCTCAAATTGGCGATCAACAGTTTGCTATGGCTATTGCTCAAGAAGGTAGAAAATTAAGAGAATCTTCTGCTTCAATTGAACTTAAAGAAGCGCAAGCATTTAAAGCACTAAATCAACAAAAAGCGCAAACTGATTCTGCTCAAAAAAGAACTATCATTTCTTCATTAGAGCAAAAATTAGCAACTGACCCTAACTACAAGCCAACTCAACAAGAAATAGCTACGGCTCGTTTTATTGTTGCTACAGAAACAAAACCAAAATCATTTATTGACCCACAAACAAATCAACTTATTGTTATTGATGGACTTGATATAAATTTGGCGGCTCCTAATGTTGCCAAGTTGTTGACGCAAACACCATCAACACAACCTACACCTGTAGCACAACAAGCAACAGATACAACAATGCCAACCACAACAGAGGCAGTGCCTAGTGCTACTATGCCTGTTGCCCCTATTCCATCATTGACAAGCCAGCCTCAAGTAAAAGTTATTGAGACTCCATCCTCAAGAATCAAAGCTCAAGAACTAGCTAAAAAGACAGAAGCAGAAACAGAAGAAAAAAAACGTGCCGTTGAATCTTTTGACGATCAAATTGCAGCAGTGCAAAGTTTGCGTGGAACAATAGACACAACAAGAAAAATTATTGGGCCTTTAACAACTGGATATGGTTCTTATTTGTCTGCGCTTCCTCTAACTTCAGCTAGAACATTAGAAGGCAATACACAAACAATTAAAAACAACGTTGCATTGGCAAAACTACGAGAATTGAAGCAACAATCTTCAACTGGCGCATCTGGTCTTGGTGCTTTGAACATGAAAGAATTTGATGCAATTCAAGGAATTATTGCAAGTCTTGACCCTAAATCTGCAAATTACGCAAATGATTTGGAAAAAGTAGATGCCTTCTTTGCTAGAGCAGAAGATTTGATGACAAAACAATCTAGTAGAGCTAAAGAAAAACTTGGAACAGGCTCTGACAATGAAGCAAAAATTCAAGCGGCAGTAGATCGTGCAATGAAAGACCCACGAACAAAAGGAACTAGGGCGCAAGTAGAGGCTGTAATTCGTCAAAGACTTCAAAAATAAGGGCTAATCATGGCAACTCAAAGACCCAAAACTAACGTTGAAGCCCAACAGCGCATCATGGCGCAGATGGATGAAATCCGTCCTTTATTGCGTCAAGCTATGGCTTCTGGCGACAAAGCCGCTATTGAAAAATACAGCGATGAGATGACTCGTCTTGATAGGATGATGAGAGCCACTGCCGAAATAACTGTTGGTGGCGTAAACATTCCTATTGGTCAAGTTGGTTCTGGTTTGCAGTCTGGTATTTCTGGTTTGTTTACAGCAATTCCTGATATTGCCACTGCTGGCGTTAATTTATTCCGTCCAAAGGAAAGTCAAATTACTTCACTTGGTGATTTAGCCACTCAACAGTTGGGAATTCAAAACGCACCAGCCTCAGATGAATCTGCTTATGCCTTCAGAATTGCACAAGGCGCAGGGAGTGCCGCAATACCTGGACAAGGTACTAGAGGTTTATTGCTTGGCACTGGTCTTGGTGCTGGTGATGTAGCTGTTTCTCAATCTACTGGATTGCCAGAAGGTGTAGTTTCTGGAGTTTACGCAGTAGCAAACCTTACTCGTGCTGGATTTAAAGGTGTAAAAGATTTCAGGGAAAGCCGTAAATTTGAAAAATTCTTAAAAGACAATGTTCCTGTTGAGGGACAGAATGTTTTTAGACAATTTATGTTGCGCGGACAAGGCTCTGATAGCCCAATTGTTTCAGCCGCTATTCAGCGTTTGCGTACTAATCCTGAATATGCTGAGTTGTTTGCAAAGTTTGATAAGGCCGCATCTGACTTGGCAACAAAAGGCATGACTCCTACGACTCGTGTTGGAGGTAAGCAAGAAGCTACCGAGGCCGTGGCAACTCGTGTTCAACGAGAGATAGATGGATTGCGTCAACAACGATCTGAGGCAGGAAGTCGTGTTTTTGAGCAAGCAAAAGGTTATGGTAGTGACAGGGGAATTATTGACCCAAATAAAACCATTTCTGAGATAGATACATTGATTGCGGATTACTCTAAAAAAATTACTCCAAACTCAGAGAGAGCAGTAGCTTTTTTGACTGATTTAAAATCAAGAATGTTGAATGAAACTGGTTCAGCAAGAAAACTTACTGTAGATGAAACTCAATCTATTTTGAGTGAATTTGGTCGTAAGGCAACACA